AAGGGGGGCTTAAGCAGGGCTCAAGCATTAAGAAAAGAAAAGATAAGAAAAGATAATTACGCAAATGATAATTTACTTAAAGTAAACGATGAAGTGCAAAAACTTCTTGACCAATGATATTAGAAGATAAAGCTACAGTACCATATTTAAAAGCATTTAAAGAAGGTAGAATTAAAAGAGGTGTTGGTATTGGTTGTTTATTAGATGATTACTTTCTTTACAAGAATGGTAACTTTAATATGTTTCTTGGTTTAGATAATGTTGGTAAAACTAATTTTATTTTATGGTACTTAACTGCACTAAGTAAAATACACGGTAAGAAATGGTGCATCTGGTCAGGAGAAAATAATGCAGGCCAACTTAAAAGAGATATAATTCAAATGTGGACTGGTGAAAAAATTAAAGATTTAAATGAGTATTTATTTTATCATGATGAAATTAGTAAGTATTTTAAATTTATTGATAATAGAAAACTTTACAACCATAAAGAACTAATTAAGAT